ATTAGGGGATTCATCAGTACTCAGTATTAAATGATGGTTATCAAATTGTTCAAATGGGTGGCGCGGCAAACCAGACTACGCTCAATAATGGTGTGCTACAGGTTTATGGCGCGGCGAATGATCCCACGATTAAAGGCGGGCGCTTAATTGTTGAAAAAGATGGGATTGCCGTCTTTGCCGCTATCGAAAAGGGAGGATTACTGGAGGTTAAAGACGGGGGATTAGCATTTGCGGTAGATCAGAAGGCAGGCGGTGCTATTAAAGCAACCACGCGGGTCATGGAGGTATTCGGAACAAACCGTCTCGGTCAGTTCGATATCAAGAATGGAATTGCAAACAATATGCTGTTGGAAAACGGCGGAAGTTTGCGAGTTGAAGAAAATGACTTCGCTTATAATACTACTGTAGATAGTGGCGGCTTACTGGAGGTTATGGATGGCGGGACTGCAACTGGCGTTGATAAAAAAGCAGGCGGAAAATTAATTGTCTCAACGAATGCGCTGGAAGTGAGTGGTACAAACAGTAAAGGCCAATTTAGTATAAAAGATGGTGTGTCAAAAAATTATGAACTGGATGATGGTTCCGGGCTTATTGTTATGGAGGACACGCAGGCCATTGACACTATCCTTGATGAGCATGCCACTATGCAATCGCTGGGAAAGGATACTGGGACGAGAGTGCAGGCAAATGCGGTATATGATCTCGGTCGATCAGATCAGAATGGAAGTATCACGTATTCCTCAAAAGCCATCTCTGAAAATATGGTTATCAACAATGGCCGCGCTAACGTCTGGGCTGGCACAATGGTTAACGTGTCAGTCAGAGGGAATGATGGCATTCTTGAGGTCATGAAGCCGCAAATAAATTATGCACCCGCAATGTTGGTGGGTAAGGTAGTGGTTTCTGAGGGCGCTTCTTTTAGAACGCATGGTGCCGTGGATACCAGCAAAGCGGACGTTTCGCTCGAAAATAGCGTATGGACCATCATTGCCGATATCACTACGACGAACCAAAACACCCTCCTCAACTTAGCCAACCTTGCGATGTCTGACGCAAATGTGATTATGATGGATGAGCCAGTGACTCGTTCATCAGTGACGGCAAGTGCGAAAAATTTCATTACGTTGACCACCAATACCCTGTCGGGAAACGGCAATTTTTATATGCGTACCGATATGGCTAATCATCAGAGCGATCAGCTCAACGTCACCGGTCAGGCAACAGGTGATTTCAAAATATTCGTGACGGACACCGGTGCCAGCCCGGCAGCAGGAGATAGCCTTACACTGGTAACAACGGGCGGCGGTGATGCTGCATTTACGTTGGGCAATGCCGGAGGCGTTGTTGATATCGGTACGTATGAATATACCTTGCTGGATAATGGCAACCATAGCTGGAGTCTGGCAGAGAATCGCGCGCAAATTACCCCTTCAACCACTGATGTGCTGAATATGGCGGCCGCACAACCGCTGGTATTTGATGCAGAACTGGACACCGTGCGTGAGCGTCTTGGTAGCGTAAAAGGCGTTAGTTACGATACGGCGATGTGGAGTTCGGCAATTAACACCCGCAACAACGTGACCACTGATGCGGGAGCTGGTTTTGAGCAAACATTGACGGGCCTGACGCTCGGTATCGATAGCCGTTTCTCCCGTGAAGAAAGCAGCACAATTCGCGGCTTGTTCTTTGGTTACTCTCATTCTGATATTGGTTTTGATCGCGGCGGCAAAGGCAATGTCGATAGCTATACCCTGGGTGCTTATGCCGGTTGGGAGCATCAGAACGGTGCCTATGTTGATGGGGTGGTGAAAGTTGACCGTTTTGCCAACACCATCCATGGCAAGATGAGTAATGGGGCAACAGCGTTTGGCGATTACAATAGTAACGGCGCGGGTGCTCATGTTGAGAGCGGGTTCCGTTGGGTTGACGGATTGTGGAGTGTTAGACCCTATCTGGCCTTTACCGGCTTTACCACAGATGGTCAGGACTACACGTTATCAAACGGCATGCGCGCGGACGTGGGAAATACCCGGATATTACGCGCTGAAGCGGGAACGGCGGTAAGCTATCACATGGACCTGCAAAACGGTACGACGCTGGAACCCTGGCTGAAAGCCGCCGTGCGTCAGGAATACGCCGATTCTAACCAGGTGAAAGTTAATGACGATGGCAAATTTAATAATGATGTGGCTGGAACCAGTGGCGTTTATCAGGCTGGGATAAGGTCATCGTTTACCCCGACGTTAAGCGGTCATTTGTCAGTCAGCTATGGCAATGGCGCAGGGGTAGAATCGCCGTGGAATACCCAGGCGGGTGTGGTCTGGACGTTCTGATAACAGACAATAAACAGGCCGTGATGTGTCGCGGTCTGTTTATCGAATTAAATGCAGATATAAAAAAACCAACCTTTACGGTTGGTTTTTTTTGGGATTTTTGGTCGGCACGAGAGGATTTGAACCTCCGACCCCCGACACCCCATGACGCCGCTTGTAAAACGCTGAGAGCCGCGCTATTGCTGGTTAGAAGTACCATTTGCATGTATAAACAAACAGTGCTTTTTCGACATAATCTGCTCTATATACTTCAATGGCTTACATGGTGGTTTCTCCCCATGTTTGAATAGTTTCGAAGAGTTGTGTGACATAATGCCAGAATAAACTACTAGAGGCTGGATAATGAAAAAAAGAACTAAAAAAGGCAGTAACATTCGTTTCCGAGAACACACTGAGGTTGAGAGGTCTTACATTAGCCTTTATAAGATCTTCTGCCGCGCTTGTGAAATTTCCGCGGCCATATCACTGAATCAAAGCGGAATTAAGACTGACGGCAGGGGAATACGGGCTGCAAATATTTTCACTCGTCAAGTGTTGACTGCGCATAGTCTTAAGAAACTACTACCAGTACTGCGAAACGGAGTTAATCCCGATGATACAGTATGGGATGTAACCACTATCGCACTTGTGTCCAGAAGTGTGATGGAAAATTTTCAGGCGCTTTTTTATTACGGAACGGAAACGGTCTCGGAAGCGGAGGCTGACTTTCGTTTTCGAATTTTCCAGAAAGACAGAAATGTTAAATGGCGTGATATCAGACTGAAGGCTGGTGAATCTGAAGAATCACTGGAGGAGTTTTTCACCGGCATACCAAAGCAGCAGGAGGAGATAGTGAACCATGAATTCTATAGTTCACTATCTAAAGAACAAAAGAATAGTCTCAAAAACAGGGCCGAAATGTATTATACCAAAGCTGAGTTCGAAGCTCGCTGCCCGCGGTTAGCCGACATTGCACTACATCACCAGTTACTATCAAATCTGGCTCATCCATTGCCACTGGCTATCCACAGGATTGATGAATTTAGCGGTCATGGTGCACCCAGTGAAGCTGACATCTGCTTAGTCATAATATCCCTGAAGGTTGCTACAGACTGCCTAATTGCGTCAGTTGAGGGGATGGGCGAAAAATTTGCCGATAGTATCGGTATACATTATCGGTCAATGATTGAAGAACTCTCCAATTACTCACTTTGAAATTAATACATTCCTCAACTTCCAACACAGAGCAACCCGTCCAATTTGGTTTGCTCTGCTTTATACTAAAGCAATAAAGGGAGTAATTTATTATTAGCTGGCTTTAATTTCTCCATGGGGAACGACAACCCAATCTATATGATTTTGCGTGTAGATCTTGGTTGACTTCGCATCGCTGTGCGCCATTCGTCCTTGTGGATCGATACCCTGCTGATCGAATAGATGCGCTGCTAGTGCTCGAATTTCGTGAAAGGTTGGTCTTTCATCCATTGGTAGATTGTCGCATAAACCTAGTTTGTCCCGTGTAGCTGAAAACGACCTACTCAAATAGTCCGGTGCAACTTGAGTAGGATGTGAAACCTCTTTGCTGCGTTTAACTTGGCGTTCTGGGAGCCTGTGAACGACAAACGGACTGGCCACATTATCTCGGCTATCGTCAATTATCCGTTTCAACTCTTCACCAATTGGTATTGCAACGTGTGACGCCTCTTTTTGTTGCACTTTTTGCCTGTGGATGTAAAGCGTCCCATATATGCCATTTTGTGGTTGTTCGAACCAGACACATCCACATATACCGTCTTTAGGTTCGCGAATTGAGTAACGGATTCGCGATACTTCGAGTCGTGCATGTGTAGTCTGCAATGCTAGGTCCATTGCTGTTCTTAACCATGGTGCAGCGGCCTGCCTGATAGCTATAAAATGCTCGAGTGACAGGCGCCGTCTTTTCTTCTCATCAGTCCTACGCATTTTTTTTCTGATGGCCGGGTTATCCAGCATTAGTGATTCATCGACCGCATAAGAGAACAACTTTTTAAGAAAGCTGACCTTTCTGTTCTGCACATTTGCGGATGCGCTGGCATGATATTTGTTGATGTAGGTATTAACGTGTTCAAGTTCGATATCGCATGCCGGAACATTTACGAAAAACGCTTTTACGCGTAGAGCGTCATTTTTCCAGTCATCTAAGGTGCTCTGGGAAGGACGTTCGTCTTCGATAATTCGGGCCATTATGTGATCAACATGTTCAGCAAATGGTTTTGCTTCTCCGATAACACCGCCAGATTCTCTAATAAGATTATCTACTGATGGAGATAATTCTGGTCGCATCCTCAGGTTGTACTCTCTGGCGATTGCAATGGCTATTGCCCTATCCTTACCTATATTTTTCTTCTTTCCGGTAATAAGTGTGAATTTATAAACACCTCGATCTTTATCAAAAATCAGATAATCAGGAAGATGTCTGTATTCTTTTTTACGTGGCCTTGCCGCCATGGTCACCCCTCATTTATTAACTTGCGAACAGCTTGACTAACCATTGAGTCGACTCCCCATTTTTCTGTTTCGCAGACAAAAACAGAACCGTCCACGATACGCCCCATGAGCAGACCGTTCTCGACCCAGCGTTTTATCGTTCGGTTGTCAGGAATTGAGCCATTAGAGAATTCACGGCGTCCCCATTGGCTCGCTTTCATTAGTTTTGCCATGGCTGTTTCTCCACTTAACCCGCTGCACACGGGCAGTAATATCAAATTTCAGTCCTGATAATTAATTTTGTTCTATGGTTGCTACCTGTTTAATTGGCCTGATGCTGTCCAGGAGCAGTCGGCGGCGCGTATTTTCTGCAAAGTGGCGGCGTCCGGTTTCTTTGTGGTAAAACTCGTTTTTTCCGACGACCCACATCCGCTTTGTCTGGTGCAGTTTTTTTACCTGCGGACCGTTTCGGGTAATAACAATTCCTGTATGAGTTTTTATCACGCTCATTTCTTATTCTCCGGTGCTTTCGGCATTACTGCCCAGTGAGTGATATTGACGTTTTCAAGGTCCCCGACCTGAAATGTCCACTGCCATTCTCCGGTTTCTTTTTGCCCCCATGTGTACCAGAGAGAACGCCAGCCAATCAGCCAGCCTTCTCCGTTAGCATCAAATAACAGAACACTTTCATTTGCTGGTGGCAGTTCAGCTGACACTGGTATTACTTTGTTTTCCAGTGCTGCACATTTAGCTTCAAGCGCATCTAATTTACGCACCAGGTATTCAGCATCCGTTTCATTCACTTTCAGGTCTCGTGGTACACATCTCCCGCGAAGAAACCCTTCCATTTCGAAAACATTCATGCGCATTTGCGTAACTCCGATAACTCGTGAAAGCGTTCCATAAACATCCCGTAGGCATGGCCCGGTGGCATTGGAATCACGTTGAACATCTCTGTTGCCGGGATGCCTTCCAGTACCGGCCAGAAAGAGCCATCATCAAGCCCGAGATCGCGGCGTTCGGTTGCCAGCATAATGAGATCGGCATATTTCACTGGCGTGCTCATAACAGGAGGTAACCCGTATTTCTCACGGATTACGGCGTCTATTTTTTCTTCCATCCGTTTATAGTCAGGAAGAAGGCGTTTCAGTGGCGCGGGGATGTCCTGGCAATATGCTTCTGTTGCATCATGCATTAACGCTTCAAAAGCAAATTCCTGCTGCACCAGCTGGCTGCAAAGCACCGCATGTTGGGCGACACTGTAGAAGTGTGAAAGATGACCGGCAAAGCGACAGATATTTGAAAGGGAAACCGCGATATCGTTAATCACGATGTCGTCTTTATTTATCCTGTCATAATAAAAATGCTTCCCGGAAAAAGTTTTAATAAATGACATTTTGTTCTCCGCGTATATGTGCTGCACCACGCTGAATTCTGGTAAAAGGAAGCCCTCACCATCCGGCGATTATTGAGTCAATTACGTTTCCATAAATGCCCCCGCAGGGGCATTTGCAGTAATGAAATCAGGCGGTGAAAGTACCAATAAAGGTTTCTACTTTGCTGTCTTTGAATTTCTCAACAAGCAGATCACGAAATTCGTTAGCCATTTCTTCCTGCACCGCCTCCAGCTGAATAATGCGCAGAACCAGTACAGGACGATCGCCAGTGATAATGCTGAGGCGTAATTTAAATGGACGTTCTTTCAGACCTTCAAACGGAACGCATTTAAATTCAAATGCCACAGGCATAATATCTTTGGTTTTCGCTTCGACAGACTCCATCAGGGAGCGTTTGCCGCTGAAGTCATTATCTTCAAAATCAGCGGTCTGGTTTGCTTCAATCGTGATTTTACGGACAGCCGCAGCCGCTTTTGTTGCCTGAATAGCGTCACCATTAGCATCAAAACCCACAAGGTAGTCGGCCCAGTCTTCAATCCATTCTGCCAGTGACTTCTGGGAATGACGCTCGCCATTAACAGACAACAGAGCAGAGAACGGTGCTGTCTTTTTCAGTTTGAGAGTGGCGGTGTTATCTGCGTGACCTGGTTCATCAATAGTACCCAGGTTAAGCACACTGACG